GTAAACGCCGTTCATTCCACCAATAAGCGCACCGCTTGTTGCTATGCAAAGGGATGCCACCCCAGTCGATTCAACGAATTCCGACATCGAATCGAACAGTGCATCGAAGTCGTTAACTGGCGCTGATACGAGCTTTCCGCCCCTAATATACCTGAAGGCAAACTGGTTGAGGTCACCGTCGAACATGGCGAAGTAGCTAAGCCCCAAATCGGCTGCGATGTCATACGCGGCGTTCCTTGCGAACACGACGGAGCGAAGCTCGTCCTCGGTGGTCATTGTATCGACGCGCTGGGCGTACTCGCGCTTGTCGAACACGATGACACTATCGCCGTAGAGCCGCTCGTACTCTTCCCTCTGCTCGTCAATGTCATCGATGACGAGGTATACCTTGCCAGTGTATCCGCGCTTCTCCAACTCGTTGAAGGTCACTTGGTCGTGCGCCCCTCCATGCGTGAGAATCAGCACCGCGAAGTCGCTACGCATCGTCCTCACCGCTCATGAAGTCGATGTCCTCTGCGAGCTTCGCGTACCCCTTGGCGATTGCGTCCTCGACGTCGATGATAACGAGCGCCGAGTCCTCCATAAGCTCCTGCATCTCGGGCGTCGCGTTGGCGTAGTACTCCGCGACGTTCTTGTAGTTGAATGCATAGTGCCGCGTCGCTGCCTTGATTAGGAACTCGCGTTCCTCGGGCGTGACGTTCGAGTCCTGAATCCTCATGACCAGCTCGTTTGCCTTCGAATCGTCAACCAGCTCGTCGATGGATGGGCACTCGCCAGTCGGCTCGTACTGCGGGATGTTCACCTTCTTGGTGTATGTATCGTCCGCCTGCGGCTCGTCCTCTTCTAGGTCTGCGAAGTCGAACCCGAAGTCCGTCATGTCGATGTCATCGATGCCCTCAAGCTCGATGCCAAGCTTTGCCATGTCCCACTGCGCAAGCTCTCCCGTCTTGTTGTCGGCAAGACGGAACGCCTTCACCTGCTCGGGCGTCAAATCGTCCGCCACGATGACTGGAACCTGCTTCAATCCAAGCTTGTGCGCAGCCTTCAGGCGCGTGTGCCCGTTGATGATGACGTTCTCACCGTCAACCACGATTGGTACCTTGAAACCGAACTCCTTGATGCTTGCGGCCACCGCATCCACCGCGTTGTCGTTCAGTCGCGGGTTGTTCGCGTACGGAATCAGCGAATCAACGTCCATGTAGGTTACTTTTGTCTTCTCCATGCCTTGAAAACTCCCTTCTCGATGTTCTGAAAGCCGCTATGGGGGAACGCTCGAAAGAATCCCCGATAATCGCCCTTATTGAATGATAATCGGAGTTTTACGCTCCATAAACCGCTGTTTTCCAAAAACCCCCAGCAGATTGAAAATTTAGTATCCAGAGTAGGGCGGTCAGATAGCCCGACAGCACGCCCGAATTCCCCGTAGGGCAGGGGGGGATTGTTCCCCCCAAGTCATCAACAGCGTTCCCAACACAGGACGATAGACTGCGTTAACGGCCCGCAATCCTCTTGGCCGCAAGCCCTCTCAGGTATCCCCTCGGCAGCTCGCCATCGTCCGCCATCCTATGGTGCAGCCTGCATAGGCACACGAGGTTGCCGTCCTCAATCAGCCCGTCCGGGTCTTCCCTGAGCTTCTCTATGTGGTGGACCTCAAGCCCCTCGGTCGTGACCTTCCCTTGGTCTCGGCACACCTCGCACATCCAGTGCGCATCGTCCCTGACCTGAAGGCTCTTCCTCTTCCAGCGTGCAGTGAAGCGCAGCCTGTCTGCTCCCGTCCTATCGTACCTGTATGTCGGCTTCTTACTCGGGCAGGGCTCGCCGTACGCGTGCATCTTCCCGCACCTGCTGCAAGCCCTGTATGCCCCCATGTCGTCCCCCCTTCAATCAGCGACGGGCCCCGCCGGTCAGGTGGGACCCGCTTGGTGGTCTCGCTCAGATGATTTGCCGCCGGTTATCCAATCGTGAGCACCTGTCCGGGATAGATGAGGTTCGGATTGGAGATGCCATTGATGTTGGCGAGGTGCTGCCACGACGTGCCGTATGCGGCAGCGATGCCGGAAAGGGTATCGCCGCTCTTGACTGTGTAGGTCTTACGGGCCGGAGCAGATGCGCCCAGCTTCGCATTCACGATTGACTGGATAGCGTCCGGGTCATATCCAGCCTGAGCAAGCCTGTTGCGCCTGTCGTTTCCGTTTCCCCATGCGCCACTGATTACCTCGTTTGCAATCTGCTCGTTGCTCTTCTTCGAAGGGTGGAGCTTTGCATTGACGATTGACTGGATGGCATCGTAATCATATCCGGCACTTGCGAGACGGTTGCGCCTATCGTCTCCGTTGCCCCACTGGCCTGCGATTACCTCGTCGGCAATCTGCTCGTTGCTCTTTCCAGCCGGTGCAGGTGCCGGAGCACCTGCCTTGCCCACGTACTTTGCCCACGCGGCGGCGTCCATGTATGCCTTGTCTAGGTCTAGGTTGCCATTGTATCCCGCAAGCCTTCCGGCTGAGCTGTACTGCCTGATAGCACAGTTATACGCGCCCTCGTTCCAAGGGCTGTCTTGGTATCCGGTAGCGTTGTTGCTCGCGTACTGTGCGACCCATGCGCCGCAGTCGAGGGCCTGCGCGACGTCCCACGGGAAGGCACTTGCAGACGCGTAGATGAGCGGCTTGACTCCCGTGCGGTCGATGACTCGCTGGACGAGCTGCTTGAGGTAGCCGGTGTTGCCCCACGCGGAGTTCTCCGCGCTCTCCCAGTCGATGCACGGGATGCCCTTGCCGAAGTATCCTGCGCAATGGTCGATGAAGAAGTCAGCTTCTGCCTGTGCTCCGGCGCCGCCCACGTAATGGTAGAAGCCGAATGGCTTCCCAAGGCTGATGGCCTGCTGGACCTGCGCGTCGCAGGCTCCAGAGACGAAATTCACGCCCTGCGTCGCCTTTACGATTACGAAATCACATGGAACCTTCGAGAGGTCGATTCCCGCCTGCCATCCGCTGATGTCGATTCCCTGCATTGCCATGTCTACTCAGTCCTTTCGTCTACGAACTCGAAGGTATACCCTTTGCATGCCTTCGAATTTTGCCAATTATGAAGCGCGTGGCCGACCGCCGTCACTGCTGACCTGCCTTGAAGTGGCAGCGCTCGCACCGATGAGTGCGCCGATTAGAGCTCCAACTGCGTTGATTGTCGTAACGATTGCGTCAGTGCCAGCCCATCCCCATACTGCACCGATGACGCCGATAAACGTTGCAATTGATGGGAACGCAATTAGAGCCGTCCATTTGAGAATGGTATACAGCTTGTCCGACAGAAAGTACTCTTTCATTTCCTCCGACATCTTTCAATCCTCCTAATCGTCAATCGTCGGCAGCGCCATCATCTCGTCGTAAAGGGTCGTGGCGGTGCCGTTGCCGCCTAGGCTGTGATAGCTCTGATAGGTGCGCTCCATTACTTCCTTGTCCACGGTCGAAGCGTAGCCGTCACGCACGGCATGATGATGCGTCCGCATAAGCTCGCTTCTCAGCAGCGCCCGCAAGGCCGATTTGAAAAGCTCGTTTTCCTCTTCGGTCTTTTCCTTCTCGGCGCGACTGTTCGACAGTGTTATGCCCAGAAGGGCGACGACTGCCGCTGCCGAGTAGATTGCGAACTGCGAATCGATTCCTGGATTCGACACAAGAGCAGCGGTCGCTGCCAGCACAGACGGGATGCACACCCATAGAAGTTTTCCCCAGAATCCCTGCAATTCCGCTCTTTTCCGATTGGTTTTTACACTCCCTTGATTATACGTCACGCGGAGCGGGAATTGCGGGAACGATAAAAAAGGCCCCATTGCTGGGGCCTTCATGCTGCATCTCTTTCTGCTTTTACATCTCTTCTGCCTTGAGGAACTTGGGTCCGATGTAATCGAGGTCGTAGTCGGATGCGGTCGCCCTATCGAGCTTGCTGATGTAGTAGACGAAGTTGTGATACGCGTAGCCATCGGCTGTTCCACCTTCCGCCACGCATACGAACCCATCCTTTGGCTGGCACCCAATGTCGTAGGGGCGCAGGCGCATTCCGTACTTGTAAGTGAGGATTTCCATTGCTGTTCCTTTCTCTCTCCCATCTTGCTGTAACAAGCATACACCTATAACGACCTTATATCGGAAGTTTTTTCAAAATAAAAAACGGGAACCCTCTCGGATTCCCGCATCTGGTTATTTTTTCAAATCGGCGCGTATCAGCTCCTTGATGTAGCCCTGCTTGCTGGGAACGCTGTCGAGCTTTTCCAGAACGTCATCGTCGGTGCGGCGATTCAGCTTCAGGTGAACCTGCCGCGTATTCTCCGCGTCGTACTTCTTCTGGGCCTTGATTTGCGCTTCAGTTGCCATGCGCATCACCTCCGGTTGTCGATTAAGTCTGCCAGCATCGGCCACATGCCCGGCCCAGAGCTGTCTAGGTTGCAGAGTGCGTCGTCGTTGCCGAACAGCGCCCTGCTCGCCATGATGCACCCGTGGCAGTCTCCCACGGTCTTGTACGCGCTGCCCTCGTCGGCGCACCTGTGAGTGCGCAGGAACTCGGCCACCTCGCGGCGCTCGTCATCGGTAATCATTCCTCTACCGCCTTCGCTCCACAGTTGGGGCAATAGCTCAGCGTACCGACTGCGGGCACCGCAGCTCCGCAGGCGTCGCACCTGACAGCGGGGCCGCACATGGCATGGCTCGCGGTCTCGTCCGGCTCCATGTGGCACGTGCGCTCCGGTTCAGGTTCTATGAGGTCGGCAAGATGCGACATACCTATCCTCAGCCCGTTCTCTGTGTTTGCGTAAAGCCCCATCCCAAACAGGGTGCCGTTCAGGTGGTAGTACCTGCCCTCTTTCACCACGTCAAGCGGGCCGCGCACCCAAGCCGCAATCTCACGGCGCTCGGCATCCTCGGGTAGCTCGATATTCATTTGACTTCCTTTCTCTTTCTCCGTTCGTTAGTCTTGTCCGTTTCTGGGGCGCGGTTGAGAACCTTGTTGCGCAGTTCCGCGCAATCGGCGCTCGGATAGGTAGGCGCCACCTCTTTGCGGATAGCAGACGCGCATACAGCCACGCCATATGCAATGCGCGGTTCCGTGAGGTCTTCATCACGCATATAGCCCCGGTAAAGCCTGTCCACCTTGGCCAGCGCCCTCTCCCACGCCTTGCAGCGCTCGCGGTACATCTTCATGCGGTCGCGCGTCTTGGACAGCTTCGATTCGAGTCCTCGGCTGTGGCGCTCTAGGTTGGCGTACCGGCGCTTTAGGTCGGACAGCTCTTCGGCGTAGCTCAGGGCCAGCGTTTGGTAGTCCTGCATCACGCTGGCACCGCCCCGAACAGGGCGAGCACCGTCCACAGCACAGCCGGAATCACCACGTAGTCGATGAGCCAGCAGAGCCCGATGAACCCGACCGCTGCGCCAGCGGCCCTGAGCTGCCACGGGAAGCGCGCGTGTCGTACCCCGCACCTCGACGGTGCCTTTGCGTCCCCAGTAAATTCCATGTCCTTCATTGTTCTTCTCCGCCCCTCATTCGGTACTCTAGCCATTCGCCCGTGAGCGCGTGATGCAGGTAGTTCTCGGCCTTGCCCAGCTCTATGTCTAGAGCGTCCTTCCTGCCGGCCCTCAGAAGGTATTTGAGCGCGTTCCCGACGTCCCATGCCTGCGCCATTCCGAACCCTTCTGCGGATTCGACGCGCTCCATCACGTCGGCGATAATGTCCTCCGCTTGGATGCCTCGCATCTCGTAGCGTTCGCTCCCGTCCGCTTTCTCCATATCGTTCCTTTCTCTCTGGGATTCGCAGTGACGGCCTGTCTCTCGATGGTATGTGCCGTTTGCCCTTTCCCTTCCTGATGTATCTAAGTATATACTATTGTTTCAGAAAATGAAAGCGTTTTCGCAAACTTTTGAAAGGTAGTTTCTGGCATAGAAAGGCCACTGTTTCCAGTGGCCTGTGTTCAATGTTTCTGTTTTCCTTCCATCTTCAAGCGCTCAATGTCCCAACTCATCTAGACGGAACCACGTGTTCACGTCGTAGCCCTTCTTGTCGGATTCCGTCATGTCCACGACCTTTCCGCTCCAATGGAACCGTGAGCCTTTGTAGAGAAGAACCTCATCGTCGGGCTGGAAGTCAGTGTCGAAGATTGTGTTTGCCATTTCGGGGTTCCTTTCTCTCGCTTTCCCCTATTGCGGTTACTAGTATATACCTATACCGAGCAGTCGCAAGCGAGAATCCGAAACTTTTTTGCCCATATATGGGTGCGGCCCGCAAGGTCGGGACTTACGGGCCGCTAGAGAAAGGAGCACCGGCATAGGTGCGGCTACATTCTACCACGGAGGAACCTGCGGAGCGCGTCAAGCTCGGCTTTGAGGTGGACAGCCTGCGAAAGCTCGCGCTCGGTCATAGCCCCAGAAGCTCCTTGGCTGCTGCCGTCCTTGCAGCGTAGTCCGAGCGTCGGCGGTCTTGCCCATTGAATGCCACGGGGACGCACATGTCCATGATGCGGCTGTAGATTCGCTGCTCCCCGATTCCGTCCGCGCTCATGAGGTCGCGTGGGTTGATGTTGGTCGTGATTATCAACGGGAGCTTCGAGCGGTAGCGGGCGTCGATGATTGACGTCACCTGCTCCGCCATGTACTCGGTCTTTCTCTCGGTGGCGAAGTCATCGATTATCAGCAGGTCGAACTTCTGAAGGCTGTCTATGTACTCCTGCTTTCCAGCGAACCCGTTTTGCAACTTGTTCACTATCCTCTGGAAGTTGGTCATAAGGCATGGCGTACCGTTCTCGATTAGTGCGTTCGCTATGCAGGCGGCTGCAAAGCTCTTCCCGCTTCCCACGTTCCCGTAGAGCATGAGACCCGTACCGTTCTCCAGCATCTGAGGGAACTTCTCGACGTAGCGCTTCATCGCCGCCATCGTCTTCGCATCCTTGCCATCATCGTTGGCGAACGTCCAGTCACGCATCTCTGAGTCAGGGAAGCCCGTGCGGCGCATCCTGTCAACGCGCTGCATTCTCTCGCGTGCCCTGTCCTCTTCCTTGAGCTTTTCCTCCCTCTCGATTTCGCACCTGCACATGCAATACGGCTTGATTGCCCTGCCGCCGAACTCGACCTCGCATTGCTTGGGCGTGTGGCACTTTCCGCAGTAGAGAAGGCCGTCCTTGATGTAGTCGCCCTCCTGCGGCTTGTGGTTCTGGGCTGCCGCCTTGGCAAGCCCCTCGATGATTCCGTTTGTATCCATATCCGTTTTCCTCCCTACTTGTTTTTCGGCGCGTATTTTCCCAGCCCTAGAACCTTGTCTACCTCTTCGTCTCCGGTGCTCTGGTAGTAATAATCGGCATCTATTTTCTTATCGAATCCACTTTCCTGTGCCCTTCTTGGCTGCTGGGAAGACTTCTGCCTGTCCATGCTAGCCCAGTTACGAATCGTCGCCAGATGGTTCTTGTAGGTCTTTCCAGTTGAAGCCATGTAAGAGCTAAGCCTTTCGACTCTCTCTTCCCAGTCAGTGGGGAACTCTGCTTGCAGCTTCTCCATGTCTGAGTCTGGGAGAAGGACGTTTGAGTACTCCCCGTACTTGTGGCGCGTCTCCCTCTTCTGCGAGGGCCTATCGCATTTGATAGATGGATTGATAATAGACGGATTACTGATAGATGAATCTTTGTTGCTACTTTGAAGTGGTACGGGGTCGCACTTTGAAGTGGTACCCCCGTCGCACTTTGAAGTGGTACCCGTATCACTTTGAAGTTGTACGGGGTCGCACTTTGAAGTGGTACCCGTATCACTTTGAAGTTGTACGGCCTGTTCAGTTGGGCGATAATACGCACGAGTGCCGACCTCGCTATTCTTGACTTTTTGATGATATAGCAAGCCGAACTTTACCAGCTTCTTGAGCCTGCGCCGTACCGCTTCTGGGTTGAGGTGCATAATCGGCAGTTCGTCGCATACGTATGAAGCACTGACCCACCCATATCCGACGCCGTCTATTACGCGCTTCTCCATGCCGTCAAAATAGAAGTCCATAATCCATCGCAGAATCATGAGGTCGCGTTCGTCTATTGATTGATGTTCATCGCGCAGATTAAGGACTTGCTCTTGGCTGAAGCCGAATATCGTGTATTTCATTTTCGCCACCACCTAAAAAGAAAGCCCCGTCACAGGTTGCAGCTGCGACGGGGCTTTCTATTTTCATGCCGTTAAGGCTTGAAAAGCTATGTCATTTGCAAGGCTGCAACCCTCGCGTTCTTAAATTATAGCATCACGATTCCTCGATGTTGATGTGATTGATGTACGCCATGAGCTTCTTTTTCATCTTGTACTCGGCTGTCTTGAATCCCTTGCAGTCTTCCACGACAACCTTACCGCCGCGATGGTAAACGAAGTCTGCGACGTACTTCATGCCACGGTATTTCACGCCGTCGCACTCGAAGCTCGGCAGAAGCTCGAACGGAACCTGAAGGCGCAAGTCCTGAATCTCGCCCGCTTCCTCCATACCTCGAAGCTTGGTATACCGCTTGGCTTCCTTGGCGCTGTCGAACTCGATGCCGTCAACGACCGTCTTCTTCGCGTGGTACTTACTTACCCGTGCTGCCAAAGCCGTCACCTCCCCTCTCGGAATCGTCAAGCTTGTCAACGACGTCAAAATCCACGTACTCGCATGGCACGATTACGAGCTGTGTAATCTTGTCCCCACGCTCGATGACGTGACACTTTTCGCTGTGATTGTAGAGCTTTACCTTGATTTGCCCCGTATATCCCTCGTCGATGACGCCCTCGGACGTGATATCGTGCCTGACGTTCAGCCCCGATTTGCTCTTCAGCATGCCGACGTAGCCGTGCGGCAGCTGGATATGCACGCCAGTGTCGATGACGCGCGAACCCCTCGCGGGAACATACGTGTCGATTGGCGAGCGAAGGTCTGCCCCTGCGTCCGTGCCGTGGGCACGCACGGGAACGAACGCGCAACTATCGAGTTTGATTTTCATTGCCTTCATCCTTCCCGAAGCTGTATCTTGCATACCTTGTGGCCTGTCCGTAGCGGTTCTTGCCGTGCTCCCGCTCCGTGTGTATATCGTGGCCGCCCTCCTTAAGCTCGAAGATGACAGCCGCTAGCCTTGTCACTCCAAGGTCTTTGAATGCGTCCAGCGGCGTTATGCTGCCGAACTCGCGTATGTAGTCGAGAACCATCTGCTTCTGGCTTGCCATCGCTTCACCCCCTTCTCTAGACGTAGTTGCGCCCGAACATGCTTATAAATTCATCAATTGTCCAGCCGTAGTGCGCCATCGCACGCTTCTGCGAAACCTCCTGAAGGTACTCTTCGAAAGGGCGGTTGAAATGCACCGCATAGTCGCTCATGTTGTGCGCGTCTGGCGATAGGAAGACGTACAGGCCAAGCTCGATTGACTTCTTTCGGTTCGGGCCGTGGAAGACCTCGTGACGTACGAGCCACGGTTCGCGCTCGTCGTACCAGTCAATCAAGACACCATGACGCTCGTCGTACCACTCGCCGCACCCGAGTATGCTATGCTCTTTCATCATCCCTCGCCCTCTACGTACTTCAGCCGTGCGATTTCCTCGCGCGTGAGAACCGGGATGCCCTGCGCTTCGCATTCCTCCCTCGCCCCGTCGATGAGACGCGAGAACTCCGTCGAATCCATGTGACTCGAACCCTTGTAGACGCGGTAATGCGTGAACTCGCGACCGCCAGCGAATCCCGTTCCGATTTCCTCGAAGTATCGGAAGTACCCGGAAACGTCGATATCGGAACGGACGCTCACGACCTCGAAAGGCGCGTGCTCCTTCAGCATGCGGAAATGAAGCTCCGAGGTCGGTATCCTCAGGACTCGCCCGAGCTGGTTGACCATCGACCAATAGTAGGCGTTCTGGGTGAGCGTGCGCTTGCGCTTGCGCTCCTTGATTTCGTAAATCTGCTCGCCCTTCGGCTGCGAGAACAGCCAATGGATGATTTCCTCGGCTGTTCCAATCATGCCGCCAATCATTCCGCCCCGCCCCCTTTCCAGATAGGGGCGGGATGCTTCAGAGCACCCCGCCCCGTTTCAGTCTTTAAAAAGGCAAATCCTCGTCGTAGAACTCGGACTGCGGGGTCTCGGCGTAGGCCTGCCGGGCGTTCCACTGCGGCGCGGGCTGCGCCTGCTGCTGCGGCTGATAGCCCTGCTGCTGGGGCTTGCGGTTCTGCATAAGCTCGATTTCGTTGGCGATGATGTCTACCTTGGAATGCTTCTGCCCGTCCTTCTCCCAGCTCGAATAGTGGAGCTTGCCCGAGATTGCGACCTTCATTCCCTTGGCGAGAATGTCGCTCAGCGCCGTTGCGCGGTTGCCGAAGGTCACGCACTCGAAGAAGTTGGGAACGTCCTCCCACTGCCCCGAAGCGTTCTTTCGGCGGTCGTTGACCGCGATGCCGAAGCTCAGAACAGGCGTGCCGCTCTGCGTCGCTCGAAGCTCTGGTGACCTCGTCAAATTTCCCGTGATTGAGACGTTGTTGATGCTCATTATTCGACACCGCCCTTGTTGTTCAGCTCTTCGAGCTTCTTGTCGTATGCGTCCCCCATGATGTGGCGGAAGACGGCGCTGGTGGTCGCGTCGTTCCACGTGAGATATTTGCCAGACCAATCGGTGCTCGCCCTGTTGAGCAGAACGTCCTTGACCATTTCCAAGTCGAACTTCGCCTTCAGCAGATTTTTGTATTCAGTGTTCGTGATTTGAACCGTGTTCTCCATTTTTCATCGTCCCTCTCTATTTGTCGGTTGCGAAGACGAAAGCCCTGCAACCCTTCGTGTCGTTGTAGATGCTAAGCCCCGTTATCTGGCCGCTCTCGATTCTGACCTTCTCGCAGCGGAAATTGTCGTAGCATTGAAAGCGCCCGTTCTTACCCTGCTTGACGTTGCACTTATCGGCGGGAACCCAGATGAACGGGGCCGTGTAAAGCTCGCGCCCGATTCCGAGCATGAACCCGGCCCGCTTGTATGCGTCAGAAGCGCGACCCTTCTCAGCTTCCATGTTGGAAGGCGTGCCGTTCGACTGCTTGGCAATCCATTGGTATTTTTCCTCGTCCCATATCTCGATGGTGCAGAAGAGCTCGCCGTTTATGCTCTGGTACGAGTTGCGCCACCCAGTCATTCCGAAAGTCTCGTCAAGGATGCGCATATCGCATCGGCTGTCCTTATACAGCAGAAGCGCCACGCCCTTCTGGCTGCATTGCGCCACGCGCACCTCGATTTCGTCTGCCCTCAGCTCGCGCATATCACTTCACCTGCAGGCTTTCACTCGTGATGATTTCGGCGTGCTCGATTTCACGCCCGTCTGCCAGAGCAGCCTTGATTGCCGTGCGGTTCGGCGTAGGCTCCTTGTACGTGAGCAGGTCACCGGCGTGCTCCTGCGCCCATGCAACGAACCCGTCATCGACCTGAACGCTCTTGGCTTTGCGGTAGCTGCAACGCAGCCTTGGAGATTCGAACTTTTGGCCCTTCAGCGCGTAAACCAGAAGGTTCTTGATGCGCTCGGCCTTGTTCTCTACCGCCTTGCGGCGCTGTGCGAGGTTCTCTTCCTCCTCCTTCATGGCCTTCGCTTCGGCTGCGAGGTTCTTGTATAGACAGCCGATGTTCTCGACCTTCTTAGTGCGCTCCATCTGCAACTCGTCGAAGCGCTTCTCGTCCTCGATTTCGCCCGTCTCCATATCGACAAGCGACAGGATTGAATCGTCGATTTCGTAAATGCTCATACCCATGTCGTCGTTCCTTTCTCTTTGAGTTCTTCAAGCTCTTCCACGGAATAGAAAACGTCTTGTCCAGCGAAGAGCTCATTAATCAGGTCGTACAGAGCTTGCATGTGCTCCTTCGTCGGTTTTCCCCTCTCCATTCTCGTCACCGTCCTCGAAAAGATAATCGAGCGTGTAGGCCGCGCCGTTGCGCTCTTCAAGCTCCGATTGGAGCGCCATCATCTCGCCAAGTCGAAAAGGCTGCTTGCCGGAAAGAAGGCGAAAAACCGTGGGAACCGACTTACCGATTGATTCGGCAATATCTCCGCTCGTCATGCCAGCACGTGCGATTTCCGCTTTGAGATTCTTGTACATCACTCCACCTCCTTATGTGCTCAATGTGCGCACTTATGTGCTCCAACAATTTCCATTATAGGTATGATTTTTCAAATTGCAATAGATTTTTCTAATTTTGTTATCATTTACTATCAAAAAATGAGCACTATAGTGTTTACAGTGGAAACCTATAGATTATATAATTGTCTCAGCAAACGTGGTGGTACCAACGTTTAGCGGGGAAAGGAGTCGAATTTTGGATGGCATTTACTGACAATTTGCAGTCTCTTATGAGCGCAAAAGGGATATCCCGTCGAAGATTGGCGAAAGAATGCGGGATAAGCCCAAGCGCGGTGAACTCTTGGTTCAACCGCAGCTCCGAGAACATCAGCCTTCAGACGCTTAAGAAGCTGTCGGAATACTTCGGGATAAGCATCGAAGAGCTTGTTCATGGCAGGCATCAAAGGCGCGAGATTGCGTTCTCAAGTAGCGCGTATACGGACGAAGAGCTTGACCAGATTCAGCGCTTTGCGCACTTTTTGATAGGGCAACGAGGAAAGGGGTAATTGATGAATGACATATGCGATTTATCTACGAAAATCAAGAAAAGACGATGACGCGGGCTTTGCCGACACGCTGTCAAGGCATGAAAAAATGCTCACGGATTACGCAGACCGAATGGGTCTGACAGTCCATGAGCAAGACATTTATCGTGAAATTGTATCGGGTGAGAGCATCGAAGCCAGACCGCAGATGCAGCGCCTTCTGAAGGCTGTGGAAATGCGCACCTACACGGCTGTATTGTGTATCGAGTTGGAGCGATTGAGCCGTGGTAACGGGGCAGACCAAGCGCGAATCCTCAAGGCGTTTCAATTCTCAAACACCAAAATAATCACTCTGAACAAGACATACGATTTGGCATCGGATGACGAATTCGATGAGGAATTCTTCGAGTTCGGGCTGTTCATGAGCCGCCGAGAATACAAGACAATCAAGAGACGATTGCTCAGAGGAAGGATGCAATCGCAGCAGGAAGGCTACTTCATCGGCTCAACGCTCCCATTCGGCTACGGGAAAATCAAGAACCCCGAAGGCAAGGGCCATATACTCGTGCCGAACGAGCAAACGCCGATTTTGCAGATGATTTTCAGACGATACGCCGCAGGCGATTTGCTTGCTGATATCGTGGAAGACCTGAATGCCGCCGGTGTCCAAACTGCAAGCTCACTGAACGCGAAATGGACAACAAACCGCGTGAGGGATATGCTCCGCAACCGCGTCTATATCGGCGAGATAAACGTCAAGAAATACGCCAAGAACCAACGCATTGAAGATGGTCGAATCATCGAGACCAAGAGACGCAACCCAGATATGCAGACGGTTCCTGGCAAACACGAGCCGATTATCGATATGGAGACGTGGGAAAAGGTTCAGGCGCGGTTCGCACGATTCGAGCCGAGAACAAACGTAGACAGGTCGCTGAAGAATCCGCTTGCGAGCATCATGCGCTGCGCCGAATGCGGGAAGATGATGGCCCGCCGAACTTACACGCACAAAGGCGTGCCAATCCCCATCATCGTCTGCCAGTCGAACCGCTGCATCACTAGACAGAGTAATCTTGAAATGGTCGAAAGCATGGTGATTTCCGAATTAAAAAAAGAGCTTGCGAGACAGCAGACGATACTCGCAAGCTACAACACAGAAAAGCAGGATAGCGCCGACGAAGAAACTCTCTCGTTCCTCCAAGCCGAAATATCGAAGAAAGACAAGATGCTTGAGCGTGTCGATGAACTCTATGAATTAGGCGATTACAGCCGCACGAAATACCTTGAGCGCTCGCAAAAGCTTCAAGCGCAAAAAGCCGAATTGATGAAGCAGCTTGAGGAAGTGGAAAAGCGTATTAGCGAGCGCGATAGCAACCGCAAGAACGCGGTGCCCATCCTCACGAAAGTGCTTGACGAATACCATACGCTTGACGTTAAGGGAAAGAACGACCTGCTGAAGATGATTGTAGACTGCATCACTTACAGAAAGCATGAAAGCGGCAGCGACATCGAGCCTGAACTGGATTTCAGGCTCTTGATTTAATCCGTCTGCAAGCATCGAGTATCTGATTTATCGGAAACCCAATGCGTACAGAAACACAAGATGCAGTAGCGTCTTGGCTGCCATATGCAACATATAGGGGGAAACCGCTTGGTTTCCCCCTTTTTTCGCTCGAAATGCCCCTACACCCACTAGGGCCTGCCATTTCTAACGCCTTAGAACGCTTCTCAGCAAGCCGTTTACCAGCGGAAACGTCAAGCCGTTCTCTTCCACATGTAGACTGCCAAATAGGGAGGAAGGTTGTTGTTAGCCTTGTCTCCGCCCGCGTACATCGTCTGGACGTTGCCGCCATATCCCTTCTTTTCCTGCGCCTGAACCGTCATGAACGGGGTGGCATTGCCAGACGAGTTGAGGTTGTCAATCTCATGGTTGTGCCTTGGCATTTCATCGACGGTCAGCGTGTGCGCTGATTCGCCGCCCGTGCTCCCAGCCGCGTATGTCGAATCGGCACCGAGAAGGAAGCGCCCGCCTATGCGCTCCCACGTCCCTCCGAACAACGAAGCGGGATTCGCGTCGGTCACGCTCAGGTAGATTGCCCCTACTGGGTAAGCTCCCTGCGCGGTGAGCCATGCGGACTCTCCAAGCTGCAAAACGTCCGATTGGCTGGGCAGACAGTTCACGCCTACGCTCGATTTCTTGGTGTCGATGAAGAACGCGGGAATGCCCTTGCCAAGAGTGAGGTTGTAGTTTGTCGATTCCAGCTTGTCCGCGATAGTCACAACGAAGTCGTAGGCGGAATCCCTGTCGCACGTCACCGTGGATTGGATGGAATCCTCCAACTCGATTGGCGTCCCGTAGCTAGAATCCGAAACCTTCTTGAACTTCGCCGTGATGGTGACTTCATTCTTTCCGTTCAGGTACGAGTAGCGGGCGTGGGCCGTGATGTACGTTGTCGGCTCGAAGCTGTTCAATCGGTGTAGGTCGATTACGGCAGTTGGGGCGCTGTAATCATCGACGGTCACCTGAACCGATTGGCTAGCGGTGAACCCACGACTGTCGGTTGCCGTGACGGTCAGAGCCTGCGAATACGAAACGTCAACAGCTCCAAGCGAGACGGCCCCAGCAGCCTTCACGGTTTTCGTCACACCGCCGAAGGCGATAGCATGGCTCGCAATGGTAGCGCCCTTCTTTGCCGTCGCGGCAGGCACTTTCACCGAAAGCGTGGAGTGGTTCTGGATGATGCGCGACTTGTCCCCAGTAACCGCCACCGTGGCGGCGTTCGTATCCTCATACGAGACTGCCCCAAGCTCAGGCGCGGCGTTTACGACATTCATCTTCCTGTCAGCCCGCGAGTAGTAGGCCGTGCCGTCGATGGTGGTTTTCAGAACGTATGTGATTGGCAGTGCCGACGTGTTCTTGCTCGCATTGCGAAGCGCCGTTCGCTCCGAATCCGTTAGCTGCATCTCATATGAGCCACCAGAGCCGCTTGCGGCCCCAGCCCTCGTGATGCTTCCACCAGCGAATTCGATTGCCACGTCGCACGCGAAGCTCGATGGGTTGCTGTAGGTCAGCGTCGGGTTTGTCTCGTCGGTGAAGTCGTTGGCGGTCACGATGGTCGCGTTTCTGGCTATCCTGTCGAGGGTGATTGAGCCAGATGCCGTGATGCTTCCGACCTTCGTGCCGTCGATGGTCGCGTTGATGTTGAACGTGTCTGAAATCTGTGCGGTCTTGGTTCCGTCAGCGTCATGCGAGACCCTATGGACGGTCGTGCCGAGAAGAACCGAGCCACCCTTCTGGTTGATTGCTCCAGACGTGTAGCCCTGCGCGACACCTCCTACCGAGCAGGTGTTCGTGCGCGAAGAGATGCTCAGCGAGTAGGCGGAGCCTATCACCATCGTGTGCCTTACCGTCACATCGGAGTAGTTGCCCGCCGCGTTCTGAACAGCGCTCCAGTCCGCCCGCAGCGTGTACCCTCGATAGGCGCCTGTTATGCTTCCGCTTGATGCCATTGCTTTTCCCCCTTCCTATGCGAGCGCGACGAATGCGATGCCAGTGCTTGCGTCCGTCTGAATCGGTACCATCTTCATCAGGCCGCCGATAGCGAGCGAGCTGTTGATGTACCCGTTCGCCATGTAGAACACGCCGTCGGTAACGCCGTAGGCCGCGTTTCCCTGAGCGTCGTAGCCGACAAGCCCCTGCGAAGCGTTGATTTCGATGCGCGAGCCGTCGTTCGCCCACATGCGCAGCCCGTCCTTGTCGAGCTGCCCCAGAAGCGAGCCGCCCGCCGAGCGAACCTCCATCACGCCGTTGCCGTTTTCGGTTCCTCCGAGCTTCAGCGTGCCGCCCTTGATTAGGTCGGCGACGAAGTTGATGACGTTGATGTGCTGCATGTTCATCGTGCCGTCGATGCCCCACGCGCTCTCGAAAGTCCCGGCGATGCCGTTGCGAGAGAAGGCGATGCCGTTGTCGTTAATCATGATGACGTTGTGCGCGTCCTCCTTCGGCAGCGTATCCAGCACCATGATTTTCGAGCCGTCGTAGATGACATAGGAAGCACCCATCGACTGCGTGATGCTCTGGGTCACAGTATCTGCGACCCCCTGAATCGCGTTGTTTACCGTGCTCTGTGCCGCGCTCTGTGCGGACGATTGGAGTGACCCCGCAAGCCCGCTGAGCGTCTTCTGAAAGTTCCCGAACTCAATCTCGGTGTACTTGTCCAAAACGCAATCGTAGGTGAAGCCGATGACGTTGGTCAGGATGTGCACGCCAAGTCGCTCGTCGATAACCTCCACCGTGTCACCAATGTCCGTCACGCGCTCCATATCGGCCTTGAGCGTGTAGTTGACCTTCGGGACGCAGTTCTTGTTGACGTAGTCCTGCGCCTGCCGTCTCAAATCATCGACCAACGCTTTGCGGTACGCCGTCTCGTTGTTGCCGTAATCGTCCTTCTTGATGCCCGATTGCGAGAACGAGACGGTCTTGGTGTACGGGATGCCCCATTTCTTCTCGCTCTCGACGTAGATTGACGCGCTCGCGTCTTGGTCGTTGAGAAGGATGCCGTCCGCGCCCACTGGCAGCAGCTTCGTGACGACACCGCTCCAATCTTCCTCGCACGTCAGTTCCTTCAGGTTCTTGCGGTACCTGACGGTCACGCCGTTGTCGGCACCGATTGACTGGCGAATTTCGATTCTGAAGTTGTCGCGCACCAAATGACCGCCCCAGCGCTCGATGACCGTCTGGATTGCCTCGTAGAGCGACTTGCGGACGCAGCGGAACGAGTCAATCGTCTGAACGTCCGAGATGGTGGCGAACTCGCTCTTCGGCTCCGTCGCTTCGTTCAGGTGGTCGAGAGCCGCGTTCGCCGTCATGTCCACGACATACGAGTCGGCGATGAGGTAGTTCTTGGAATCGTAGAAGACGTGCCATGCCTTGAGCGAAACCTTGGTGCTCTTCTTCGTAGCGTCTGAGATGCGGAACGCCTGCGCCCCCTGCGGGGTGTCGGCCACGATTAGCCGCCCGCTGGTCAGATAGTCGGCGTACTTGGTGCTCGCTTCGAAATCGAGGTAGTAATCGCCGTTGTCCTTCTTGGTCACCTTCGCCTTCGTCGGCAGAATGACTATATCGCCGTTGGTGGTGAAGCTCTTGTCGGTCGCTTCGAAAACCCTAATCATAGATGCACCTCCCTATATGCCAAGGGGGCGCATCGCTGCACCCCCTTGAGCGTTCAATCTTTATACGGCCCTAAAGCTCGATGCCGTAAATGTCCTTGTAAGCCGCCTTTGTGGCTGCTTGGTACTTCTTCGGGACGCTATCAAAAGTGCGAAGCCCCTTGAAAATCAAGCGCGCGTAGATGTATCCCATGGTTTAAGCCCCCTCTACGATTCCCGCCACAGCTTCCTGCAGCTCGCTGATTTGCTCGGCGTTGATTTCGTCCTGTCCCTTCACACGGTTTGTGAAATGGGCGACGATGTTCTCACCGTCCGTCTCGGCCTTCGCGGAGACGGGCACGAGATGCTGCACCGTGGTGCCGTCGAACGTCGCACCCTTCAGGTTGTCCTCGGTGAACTCGGCGCGGATTGCGTCAAGCTCCGCGAAGGTGGCGACAACCGCCACGCAATCGAGCGCCGTGCTTCCGTCAGTGAAATCGATGGTCTTTCCGTCTGCGAATTTGTAAACCTTTGACATGGTTTCTCCTATTCTACTGATAAGCTGGGATACGGAATGCTAGCCGTATATCGCGTCAATCGTCTCGGAGTCGCCCGCGGATAAATTCAGCGGGCTGCCGAGTCCGGACGTCGTGTATTTGGCAAATAAGGCGTCTTTGAAGGTCACCTTCTCGCCCGATACCGACGCCGTCGCGCGTGCGCTCACGACCGAGTAGCCGTCTCCGCCAGCCGCGCCCGCGACGACGTACGTTCCGTCCGAGGTCGGCATGACGCCGCTCGCGCCGTGCCTGAAGACGACGGTCACCGCAGCGCGGTCTTTGAGGTCAGGAATGACAACCGTGCCGCTCAGCTTGATTCCCGGCGTTGCCAAGACGCGGGATACGGAATTCCCGAGGGTGGCGAGCTCACCCGTTACCGTCGTGGCGGCAGAATTGGAATCTGAGATGGTGCCGCCCTTGGTAATTGCGCTCTTTACCTTGCGCAGAACGCCGTTGACCACCACGTAATCACCGGCCTTGTACGCCTGCGAAGCGGTGGCAGAAGATTCCACCGCCGCACTCGGGACGATTTGGCGCTGAAGCGTAATGCCGTCTGAGTTGTTGATAGTGAAAGTGCTCGTGGTGCTGTCGGTGTATGTGATTGTATAGGTATCGACTGAGCCGGTCGTGCCAGTCTTCTTGATGCTGGTGATTCCTCGCCCGTTCTCTCCCTTGATGTTACCGATTAGTGTCTTTGCCATGTAATCACCCCTTTGTCACATAGTATAAGTTACCAGTTGATGAATCGTATTCGAAGTCTGGCACCTTGTCTGAATCCGAATGGTACACCCACAGGTTGCCGTCCGAATCGACCCCCATGTTGAAAAGGCCCGACACTGGAACCGATACCGTGTTCCCCGTATCGCCTTTCTCGCCCTTCTCGCCGTCGCGCCCGTTCTTGACGTAGAAGCTGCTCTCGGTTCCGTCCGTCATCTTGACGGTGTACGTGTCGATAAGGCCGTCAGTTGCGGTCTTGTCGATTGACTCGATGCTCGCGCCAGCTTCTCCTTTTAGCAGCATGACCTTGACGTTCTCGTCTATCTTCGCCATTTTATCACCCCCTAGAACGTAACGTCCTGCATGATTTCGAGCACGCCGCGCATGACCGTGAACGCATCGCCGTTGCAGCCGATTTCAAAGTCGTAGAAGTACTTACCGGGCTTCGCGTTTGCCGTGTCGCTCGGAGCTACCCGCACGGTGTACGCGCCCGGCCCGACCTTGGAGACGCCGCCCGAAAGCGACTTCTTGAAAAGGAATCGGTTGTCGCTGCGGTTGGACTTGCAAGTGAAATTGGCCCGCTCCAAGTCTTGCCCGAAAGGCGCTCCCTCTTCGTCGTAGACCTGCACATTGAAGGAAAGGGTATCGCCGCGCGTCATGCGGATGTACTTGTCTTCCATAGCGAAATTAGTCCGCATCATAACCACCTCGAAAAATCTTCGACCTTGATTCCGGTAACGTCACCGTTCCATGACAAGACGTTCTCACCGACGTTCAGGCGCAGGTCTGCATAATCGCCCGTGACGTGCCGGTTCATCAGGGCGTCGCCACGGTATGCGTTCATTTCCTCAGCGTCTATCGTGATGCTGCCGCCTTCGATTGAGAACGACAGCACGGTGACCGCGTTGATTGCAAGCTCGACGTTGCCGCTGCCGTACACCGTGACGGTCGGCCTTGACACGACGTTCCCGCGATTCGTCAGCGAGATTTCGTTGAAGCTATCGCTCGCCATTGTGACGCCAAGCGTGAAGTCTACCGAAGTTCCGGCCTTAATATCGAGCCACAGCGCATCGTACTCGGCGTTCGAATCAGCCGTCGCGGTCATGGTCGAATCGCCGTTGCTCTTCAACTCCATGTACGAGCCGCCGAAAGACCTAGACGGTGAGCCGTCGATGAGCCTTAGCGCGCACCCGGCAGCGCTGCCGCTGGCCGAAGCGGTCAGGGTGTAGCTGCCGGAAAGCGACATGCTCTCGATTGGGACTTCTATATCGACGTCGCTCGTTGCCCTGCCAGACACCCTGATGCTGCCGTCGCTAGACGTGACCGTTATGCCGAACTTGCTTGCCGTCGAATCTTGGACGTGCAGGAACTGGTTCACGATATCGAAAGTCCTGCCAACTGCGTCATACTTGAACGGCTGAACGTGCATCTTCACCTTCGCCGTTCGGAACCGTATCAGCCGCTCGAAGTCGATTTGGTCGAGGATTTGGTAGCGGTAGTACTTGTCAGGCTCGTTGCCGAAAACGACCTCGCCCTCCGAATCGAAAAAGGCGATTGCATCGTCAATGTCGAAGTCACCGTGGAGACCGATGCTCACCTCCTTGTCGTAGGCGGAATGGCCCAGCTTCGTAACGATATCGCCGTCGCGCCCGTCGATTGTCTCAATGGACGTGCGCATTTTCGGCTTGCTGATTGGCGGAAGGGACTGGATTATAAGCCCCTTGACGCTCGTGCTCTTCTCGCCGTTCAATTCGATGTAGTTAATCACATAAACACCTCCTATGCGTAAATCGCGTTCGTGACCGTGCGCTCCACGAACTTGCCAGCCACCTCGTCATCGAGCACGATGTGGACGCGCCCGAGGGCTTCGATGACAGCATCGACGACGCTGGGATTGGCTACCGTCCCAGCTGCGGGATAGCCGCCGTATGCCATCTGCGTGTCGCTCACGAAAGCCGAAGGGTCGGGCATGGCGTCCTGCATCTGGCCGACGACGCTGCCCATCTCGTCGGTGAAGCCCTCGCCGATGCCTTGGGCGATGTACTTGCCCACTTGGTCGCGGAACAGACGCGAAGGCGAGTGGATGCCGAGGGCGTCCTTCATGCCGTCGAGGATGCCGGACGCGAAGCTCTTCACCTTGTCGGCCAGCCAACCAGCGGCGCCAGATATTCCGTTCCAAATTCCGCGCACAATGTCACCGCCGATGCTGAGAACGCGGCTAGGCAGCGAGGTCAGCCCATTGACCACCGCGTTGAACATGTTCCTTGCGCCCTCCGAGCCTTTGCTCGCCATATTCCCAGCCCACGAGCCGAGGTTCGAGATGACGTTGCCCAGAAAGCTCGCGATGCGCCCGGGCAGCTGCGAGACGAAGTTGACGGCGTTGCTCAGGAATTGCGAACCAGCTCCGGTCGCGTTGCTGGCCATGTTCGATGCCCAGCCAACGACGTTGGAAATGACGTTGCCAAGGAAACTTGCGATGTTCGTGGGAAGGTTCTGGATGAAAGTCTCGACATTGTGGACGAATTGCGAACCCGCGAGCGCTGCGTTGCCCGCCATGTACGAAACCCAATCGGTAACCGTGTCGATGACGTTGTTCAGCCAGTCGGAGAACATCTGCGGCAGCTGCGAGATTGTTGTGCCGAGGTTAGAGAAGAAGTCCCCGATTGCCTGAACCGCATCGCCGATGAAGTCCTTGATGCCATTCCACACGTTCATGACCGCGTCTCGGAAACCCTCGTTCGTGTTCCAGAGCACGACTATCGCGGCGATAAGCCCGGCGACAAGCCCGACCACTAGCCCGATTGGGGAAGAGAGCTGCGCTGCATTGAGAAGCCGCTGCGCCACCGTCATTCCCTCGGTCGCGGTCTTCCAGCTTTTGAACGCGGTGACCATCGCTTCGACCTTCTGCGCGACCATGATGCCGCCCAACGCTGCGGAGATTCCGGCCAGCAGCGGAGCAATCGTCGGCAGGTTGTCCTTTAGCCACGATATGCCCTTCTTGATTGGCGGGATGACCTTGGAAACGCCGTCGCTGATTGAGTTGATGAAGCCCGTCACGTTCTCGGAGCCGATTGCATCGTAAATCTGCATGAGACCATCGGTGACAGCCGCCTGCATGTTTCCCATCGCACCCTCGAAAGTCGACGTGGAAGTAGCTGCCTGCTGCGCCGCGTCGGTGAAGCCCAAATCCATGATTGCCTGATTGAACTCGTCAGCCGTGATTTGGCCCTGTGCCATAGCGTCGCGGAAGTTGCCCGTGTAAGCGCCGTTCTTCTGCAACGCTTCTTGCAGCTTGCCGGACGCACCGGGAATCGCGTCCGCGAGCTGGTTCCAGTTCTCCGTCGTGAGCTTGCCGGCGCCCGCCGTCTGCGTTAGCACCATCGCCACGCTCTTGAATGTATCGGCGTTGCCGCCAGCCACGGCGTTCAGGTTGCCAGCGGCCTGCGTCAGACCCGTATAGTCCTGAATGCCGTTGGCAGCGAGCTGCGCGGTCGTGTTCGCAACCGTGTCGAGGTCGTACACCGTCTGGTCGGCGTACGTCTTCATATCGTCCTTGGCTTTGGAGATTGTCGAATCGTCGTATCCGGCGAAGCTCATGGTCGATTCGAACTTCTTCAGAGCATCGGAGGAGTTGATTGCTTCGCCCCCAAGGCTCTGCACGCCGTTGATTGCCGACGTGAGGATGTTGCCAGCGAGGTTTGCGATAGCGCCCTTCAGGACGGTGAATCCGCCCTCTGCGTTCCGCGCCTTCTCGCCCGCGTCCTCGACCGATTCGCCGAGCTTTCCGCTTGAAGTTGCGGATTTGCCCATCTGAGATTCGAGGTCTTTGATTTCGCTCGCGGTCTTGTTTATGTCCGTCTGCGCGTTGTTCATCTGCGTGCGCATACGAGACATGGAGCGCTCGTTCTGGTCGTTGGCCGCGGTCGATTTATCGACCTGCTCTTTCAGCTTCTCGACCACCTCCGCCTGCTTCTTGTACTCGGGCGAGGTCGTTCCAAGCTCGCGCCCGATGCGTTCAAGCTCGGACTTCTCGCGGTTGTACGAAGCGACTAGCTGCTCGTGCTTCTCCTTATTCTGCTGGTACTCGCTGCCCATCTTCTCATACTGCTCGCGCAGCGTGGAAAGTTTCGACTTCTGCTCTTCGAGCCGATGGGTCAGCGCCGTCTGCTTTGCGGTCAGCGCTTCGATACTCGTGTCGTTCTTGTCGTACTGCGATGACACAAGCTTCAGCTCGGACGAAACTTCCTTCAGTCTCTGCGAGATGTTGCGCAACGCGGCGCGGTACTCGCTCTCGCCAGTCAGCTTGACCGCGCCACCGAAACTTGCCATATAGCCACCCCCTTGGTTAGAACCATTCCTCGTCGCTCATGGACTGCGCTTCGAGCTTGGCATACGTAGACCCGTTCGCCCTCAGCTGCGTCTCGATGTCGAACGTGTCCTTGTAAGCTTGGTAAAGCGCCCGGAACCGTCTGAGCGTCAATCTCCCGACTTCCTTGTCGGACGAAAGCCCCAAGCGCGTCCGCCCGATGAAGTAATACCACGCGAAGTTAACGGTCGGGTCATAATCAAAAATCACGTCTTCGTCGTGGACTATGCGTTTTTTGAATCATCTGCTGCGGAATCGACCACCGTCTGCTGCACCTTGCTCGTCACGGATTCAAGGCCGACAGCCGTCAGGATGCGGGCCACCTTGCGATGTGTAAGCGGCTTCTCGTCGGTGCCGTCCTCGTCGTTGGCGATTTCGATTCCCTCGTTAATCATCTGCGTAGCCCCGAAAACGAGCGCCTTGATATTAGGTTCCCCCTCTTCAGGCTCCACGAGCTTGCCCCACGCTTCGATGCTCCCGTACTCGTCCTGAATTGCTTCCATGACGTTGAGGTCGAAGGCTAGCTTGTACGTCTTGTCTTTGTACTCGATTTCCTGCAACTTGCTTTTCATGTCGTCCTTCCTCCTTTTAAAACAATGGGCCACGGCGATTGCCATGACCCATTATCGCACATCCTTTAGGCCGCACCTTTAGACGCTGGCCGCCTTGAGCTTGTCCTTGACCCATGTAACGGCGGCTTCCTTGGTGTCGAACGTCTGCGCCGCAGACCAGTTGCCGTTCGCAAGGCTCGCCGCAGCTCCCTCGATTTCAGGCGTCTTGAAGTCAACCTTCTCGCCCTTCGTCTGGTCTTCCTGCGACGGCTCGCTGAACTTCACCTTGTACAGGAACTCGCCCTTGTACTTCAGAGCGCCGTTGACCATCTTGGTGATGACTCGTCCGAGACCGATGTAGGGTGCGACGTCGTTGGCATTACGCACCATCTCACCCTTGCCTGACACGCCGTCATCGACGGTGTGGCCGAGGATTGGCGCGAAAATCGTATCGTCATCGTCGGCGACGCCGAGCGTCACGGACGCGCTGTTGAAGCTCTTGTCGGATTCGGCAAGAGCGTCCTCGGCGTAGAGCGTAGCGTCGTTGTTGGTCACGGAAACCTTGCAGGAAACCGCCTTGCCGAAGGTCTTCGCGCCATCGTAGGTCGGTGCTCCGTCCTCGGCTTCGGTGAGCTTCGCCCACCAGATGTTAGTAAGGCCGATTTTTGCCATCTAAATCCCTCTTTCCTTTGCGAAACTGAGCGTCACATGAAAATACCCCGTGTCGCTCTCGTACATGTCCCCAGAAGAGCGGGACGGCTGCCAAGTCCACCCAGCATCTTCGAGAACCTTCTTGACTGCTTCGACGAGCGCCGCGTGGTTGCCCTTGCTGTAAACGTCGAAGTCGTAGTAGGTGACGTACCCCAGCAGAGAATCGTCCCCGGCATATGAGCTATCATCGTACTCTCGACTGAAAATGACGTAAGGCTCGCCGTGGCCCTCGTAGGTCATGAACCGCACGGGAACCTCTTTGCCGCTGACGGTGAAGCCGTCGAAAATCTTGACGATTTCAGCGTTCATCGGCTCACCCCTTCGGCAGGTACTTGCCCTGCACCTTTTTCATGGCCGATTCGATTTCGCTGCTCACGAAGCTGCGACGCATGAAAGGATGCCGAGGGTACGGCGAATTGCTGCGCCCGTATTCAAACATGTTGCACACCAAAGGCGCGGGCGTTCTCTTCCCGTCCTCATTGGTGAAGTACCCATAGAACGCGACCTTGGTGGCAACGCCGTCATCGGAAGGCGTCTTGTATGAGCGGGTCAGCTTCAGGCACTTCATGATGCCCGACTTCATGAAGCTCGACGGGACGTTGGCCTTGACGTTCGCCAAAACCTTCTTCGCGCCCTCGCGCGTCATCTCCTTGAGCATCGTGTCGGTGTTCTTGTCGAGGAACTCGAACTGCTCCATAAGCTCGGTCGGGAGCTGTTCGTCGAATGTTGCCATCAGTGTGTCACCTCCGCTCCTTGTATCTCAAGCTCTACGTTGGCGTAGTTGATGTTATTGAGATATTGAATCTCGTATCGCCTTCCGTCGAACAGGACAACCATGTCTCGGTCGATTCTCGTTTCAAGCGGATAGCGAATCGTGAAGTTCGTCGTTGCCGACTCAAAGCTCGTGCCGCTCTTGATGAGCGTGTACCCGCGAGTCGTTCTCACGCTAGCGTAGGCTTCGATGATTGGTTCGTCAACCGTGGTCGGGAACCCCTCCGCGTCGTGCGATACCTTCGGCTTGACGATTTGGATGCGGTGGTTGTACTTCCCCGCGTTAATCATCTTGCTTCACCGCCGACGGCAGAAGGTTCACGGAGTGCATGTCGAGGATGCTCTGCACCGCCAGATTGACGTTCGCGGAATCGACGTACAGGGCGCGGTTGTCGTACATGTCCTGTGCCAGCACGAACAAGGCGATAACGAGGTCGCTGGATTCGTCCAGCTGCTCCATCGTAAGCCCCGTGTACTTGCACATGTACGCGGTTGCCGCGCCGATAATCGTCTTTAGGAACCCTTCCTCGGAAGCTGTCACCTCGCCGACCCGCAGGCATTCCGCAAGGTCGGTCGAAGTGACCTCCGAGACTTTCGCAATCTGGTTCATGTCGTTTCCCCCTTACTCTTGGGGATTCGGCTCCCCAGACTTCTTGACGCTCCTGCCGCGCTTTGGCTTGACTTCCTCGATGTAGCCGGCCTTGGTGAGGTCGGCGACGATTTCGGCGTCCTCAATCTCCCGCGTCTCGCCCTCGTACATCGAGATGACGCCGCTGAAGGACTTGAGAGCCTTATGCACTTGCCATCACCATCTTGGCGAGCTTCTGTGCGTCCTGAACCTTGGAGTCGAACTCGAACCAAGCGACAACGCCAGTGGCGTGCTCGTCTGCGTACTTCTCGCGAAGAACCTGCGTCGTGATGTTCTCCGAGAACTTAGTGGCAAGGCCAGTCATATCGCCGTAGTAGATTGCGGTAGCGTCAGCCTTGATTTCGGGCATGTTGTCGGAAACGTACACGGGCTTGCCGAGCAGCGTGGAACCGAACGGGGACGTGATATCGTCCTGAAGCAGGTAATGGCCATCGGTGCCCTTCAGCAGTCGGAGCGCCGTGCGGGTCGCAGGGGACATAATCCAGATTGCGTTGTTCTGGTAGACGTCCTTGACGGAATCCTTCAGCTTGACAACCTCGTCGGCGGTGATTGCGGTACCCGCAGCGGTGGTCACGGAGTTGGTGAGCTTGGAAAGGCCCTCGACCTTGCTAGCGGTGCCGATAAGCAGCTCGTGCTCGATGAATCGAGCGATGTCCTCGCCCATCTGGTTGACCACGAAGGAAACGATGTCGAACTGGGAGTTGTTTATAAGCGAGTTGCTAATCTTGCTCAGTGCTCCAGCGAGGAAGCCGTCAAGCTCGATGTTCTTGAACTTGCCGTTGCTGGAAGTCAGCGGAGTGAACTCCTCGGCATACGCGACGGTGATGCCGCCGTCCGTGGTGTCGTAGTACGGAATCTGGAGCTTGCCCTTGACGTTGTACTTCTGCGACTTCGCAAGAATCGGCGAAACGTCGTAGACCTTCTTGATAATCTGTTGCGCGATGGTGGTCGGGATGACGGAACCGTTGTCGGTCTTGGTCAGCTCGCCCGCACGCTCGTGAACGACGCGGCCACGGATGAAGTTCTCGAAGGCGCGGGTGTCCTGCTGCTCCTGAGTCGGCTTCGGCTCGCCGCCAGCGGGTGCAGGCTCCGGCTTCGGCTTCTTGTCCTTGGAATCGTCAAGCTCGTCGCCAATCTTGAGCGCCTCCTTGATTCGCTTCACATCGTCGCGAATCTCTGCAAGCTCTGCTGCCTCGTCCTCGGTAAGCTCGCGCTTGTTCACCTCGGCGTCTGCCAGAATCTTCTCGGCCTTCTCAATCTTGTCGTTCTTAAGCTCCATGAGGTTCTTGTAGATCATGGCTCGGGTGTGGTAAATCTTCGGCATGTTAGCCCTCCTTCATATCGGCAATCATTGCCTTGTACTTGCTATAGTCGATTTCCTGCTTGGTTTCACGTGAAACATCGTCTGGCTTGTCCTCTCGCGTTTCACGTGAAACATTGTGTTCATCATCGTCGGCGTCGAACGAATCTGAGACGAACATACTGTTCTCGGAATCCTCGCTGCGGGCCATGATGAGCGTGCCGTCGTAGGCTGGCACCTTGGAACGGTCGAGGATGGATACCTCTTGGAGGTCGAGGTCGTTCACCTCGCGGGTGAGCATGCCGTTCTCGACGCCGTTCTTCACGTCGCGGTCGTAGAAACCGAAAGACCAGCCCACCAAATCGCCGCGCTTCGCCATCTCCATGACTTCCTTGTCTGAAATGGTGCATTTGGCGCGAAGTCCGATGTTGTCCTCGGTCAGTTCGAGGTTGCCCTTCTTGGTGCTGCCCAAATCGCGCTGCCAGTCGTGGTTGAGCAGGACGTGAACATCGTCGTTGCGCTTCAGGGCACGCGCGAACGCGCCCTTCTTGATTCGCTCGATGAACTTCCCCATGCGCGAAAGCAGCGGCTTGCTGTTTCGCTCGACGGCGTTGACGTAGCCCTCGATTTCGACCGAGTCCTCACGAATGTTAATCTGCATTTGCTTCACCCCCTTGCGCCTGAATTGCACCTTCAGAATCCGAAACGCCAGCCGCCTTCGTTGAGCCCGTGTTCGGGGTGTACGTCTCTCCGCTTGTGGTGTCGAACAGAACGGAGCCGAGTCCGAGGTCGATAATGTCAAGCCCCCGAACCTCGTTCATGTTCTCGTTGCGGCGCATTTCGTTAATCGTCATTATGCCACATTCTTTTGCGAGCTTGTACGTCTCGTATCGCTCCTTGAAGCTCGCCTTGATGATTTCGCGGCTGTCGAACGCGAAGAAGTAATTTCGCTTCTCGCGCTCAAGAAGAAGGTCGCGGTTGAGCGCCGTCTCGAAAGCCCGCACGATTGGGTAGATTGCGAACTTCCACGTCTCCTCGAAGTCATCCTTGATGTGGAAGATGCCGTTAATCTCGTCCGCCATCGTTCGCTTGTTCTCGTTGAGCTGCATCTCGGTTGAAGTGCTCGACGCTTCCTGAAACTCCAAGCCGTTGTTCAGAACGACAACTTTTTCCTCGCTGTTGCCGTAAAGGTTCGACCATGCGCTCTTGAGCGCGTCGATTTCCTCCTGCCCCAACTTGCGCTGCGACTTCAGGAACCCGCGCTTGTTTCCGCCCGCCTTCACCAACCCAAGCTGGTACATGAGCGTTTGGTATCCCGTCTCAAGGGCCTTTGCGACCTCGACCGTAAGTCCGACGCCGGAAGCGCCGTCTTTCGTGTTACGAAGAATCTTGATGAACTCGAAGGGCTTGTAGGTCCCGTCACCGACGATTATGTCGTAAGACTTGTAAATCTGGTCGCTGTTGATGTTGATGCTCACCGCGTCGCATTTCACGTAATAAAGGCCCGTCACGTCGTTTCGGCTGCGCTCGATGTAGCAATAGCCGCCCTTGCCCATGAGGTAATCCTCGACCATCGCCTTTTTCAGCTGGAAGCCGTCCAGCGTGTCACCCGTGTCCCCGTTGAGCATATTCGTTCGTGGGTCGTTCTCGACCTCTTCGACCACACCCTTCTTGGTGCGGTACAGGCGCACCGGCATGCAGGCCACGGCGCTCGTGATGAAGTCAACGGCGCCAGATACTGCGGGCAGCATCATCGCCTTGTCACGGTCGATTGGCTCGTTTGCGAGCAATGCACGCAAGAGCACGTCGTTCACCGTGCCGTCGTTGCCGATGACGTTCTCTGAGGAACGCTTGCGCTCCCGCATATCGCTGAACCATCCCATAGAATCACCCCTTTTTATATGACCTGAACCGTGAAGTCAGGCATTTGATTGAATACGACGTCTTGTTGGAGCAAGTATACGGCGTTGATAAGCGAAACCACCATATCGACCTTGCCTTTGCTCTTTTTCTTATGGACGTACATGTTTTTATTCGTGTCGTATGAGCAGCTGGCATTCTGGAAGTTGATTTCAAGCAGCCTGTTGTCGGTGTACTCGAACTCGCCGCAAAGAATCTTCTCCCTCAGAAGTTTCGTCGGCGGATGGAGCACGCTCGAATGCTGCCTGATTTCTACGGTGTTGTATCCCGCGCCCTCCAACTTCTGCGCCGTGCTGAGAGCGTTCCAACGGTCGTAGCCGATTGCCTGCACTTGCACGCCGTACTTTTCCTCGATGCCGAGGATGAAGTCCTCGACAACCTTGTAGTCGATTACCCTGTCACCACATGCGATGCACTTCCCGGCGCGGACGAACTCGTTGTAATCAATCTTCTCGTATGCGTTCTTCTCGGGGATGCGTCCCTCTGGCACGAACGCGAAAACATCGGCGAGGATGTTCCCGTCATCGTCTGCCGCCACCATCGCCACGGCCGTGTTGTCGTTAGTCTCCGACAAGTCCAGACCTAGATACACCACGCGCCCGCGCCAGCCGATGTTGGAAACCTTGCACGCCTGCACGTCTGCGACGTCGATGAACGTCTCCGTGCCCTGCCCTTGGTAGATGATGTTGCAGTGCTTGGTCAGGAAGTTCTCGCGTGCCGATTCGACCTCGATTGCGTAGGCCCGCTTCTTCTTCAGGTCTTCCCAGATTTCGGGAATCTCCAAACTCACTGGGTTGGCGTGGCGCATGACCAAATCGTCGGTCATCCAATCCTTCGTATCGTCAGGCTCGTAGAGCAAGGCGAACAGCGTGTCATCCTCGGCAATTCCGTCCAGCACCTTCTTGGCGTATGCCACCTCGTCCTCGAAAGGATTGTCTATCGTCGGGTACTTAGTCGAGATGATGAAGCCGAGCTTGTTCAGGATGTTGAGCTGTCCAGACTTCATTGCTTCGACCGCGTAGCTCGTGGGAAGAGCGCCGACCTCGTCCGCGCAGAAGGCGCTGGGAAGTCGGCCATCCATTCGAGACGTTGAATAGCTCAGGGGGACGTATGTCGAACTCTTCGGCTTGAACATGATACAGTCGCGCAGAATCTTGAAACGCTTATTGCCCTTGTACTCGTAGACCAACGGGGACGAGCGCAGCGTCTGCGCGATTGCTTCGCGTATCTGCCTAGACAACGCACCGTCTGGCGCGACCGAGAAGAACTCCGCGAATCTCGGCTCGGCCAGCATGAGGATGATGAAAATCGCCGCTACCGTGTACGTCTTGAAGTTCTTGCGGGCGATTTCAAGCAGCCCGATTTCGTAGCGGCGCTTCTCAGGATTGTCGCGGTAGACGGTGCATAAAACGGCGATGTACAGGAACCATTGGTAACCAGTCGTGCATTCGTAAAGCGTCTGCCCAGCCTTCAGGCCCTTCGGCATGACGAGCAGCTTCAGGATTGATTCGACCTGCCGAATCTTTGCGTCGCTCACGAGGTACTTTTCGCTCTTGCCGTCGCATACGTCCATCCAAAGGCGCATCTGCTTCTTTACGTAGCGCGGCGTTGTGTCAGCGTCTATCGCGACCCTGCAGTACTCGTAGCCCCTATTCCTCGCCATCGCTGTCACCGTTGATTATCGCCATGAGCGGGTCGTAGTCAGAGTCGCGTTCCTCGTCCTCCTTGGCGAATCCCTTGATGATTTTCATGAGAGTTGTCACCGTTCGATTTGCCGAGTCCGTGGTCTTGTTGTACTCGGTGACTGCGGGGTTGACGTATATGTTCTCGCGTCCCTTCACGTACTCCTTCGTCACGAGCGTTCCAGTCTCGCGGATTGCCGACTCAAGCTCTGTGAGGTTGTTCAGCTGCACTTGATAACGCTTGAACGTGGTCATGAAGAAGAAGTTCGTCTGTACGCCAGTCCCTTCGGCTATCTTCAGAATTTCCTGCGCCTGCTCGTTAAGGCTCTTCTTTGCCATATCGCTACCTCCGTTTTCTGTATCTGTCGCTGATTATTTTCGGGACGCATTTGTTCCAATCTACACGATGGTGCATCCTTCGGTGGTGCGCCCCCATCTCGGCAACCCTCGCAGCCTGCGGCGCGACGATGACGCTGTAGAACGACTTCACGTATGTGCCATAGTCGAGGTAAAGGGTTGTCATGCCCTCGGCGTTCTTTTGGGTCTGCGCCTGCCTAACCTGCGTGTTGGTGACGGTGAAGAACAGCTTGCCTTGGTTCCCCAGCATGACGTAAGTGTTGGTGTCCTCGTTCACCCTGCCCACGAACCGAAATGGTCGGTCGGTCTTCAGGAACCAGACGTTCATGGCCTTGCGCGAGAGTCCTTGGTGGAAGAAACGATTTGCACCGCCTAACAGGTCACCGCCCTGCGCAAGAGCAACGGCAAGCGCACCGCTCACGTCAAGGAACCCGAAGCAGTCCTCGAAGAGCCTATCCAAATCGTCGCAGTACTTGCTTTTTAGCTGCGCACCATTCAGGAATCGGAACATGAAGTGGCCGTAATCGTCATCGAGAACCACGAAATGGGCAAGTCCCAACCGCTTCGCGATGTTGAAGCACTCGTTGCGGGCGTACACAACTCCGCGATGGTCTTCGACTGCGTCCGCCGTGTCCGTCCACTTTGCAACATCGGACTTGTCGAACTGAATCACCATATCGCCGTAGCGGCGCTTGTACTCGTCCGCGCTATCGTCCTCGTTGTCGATGATGATGTACGTGTCACCGTTGTAGTTGCCCTTCTTCAGGGCGTTTAGCGTGGCGATGTTGTCTGGTCTTCCATGTGACACGATGAACACCGCGTAATCATTGCCCATTCTTGCGCCACCTCCCGCTGAGAATCTTCGGATAGCACAATGCACTCGCCTTTCTCAACGGTGCCCGTCCGTCTCCGACTGTAATTCTCAAACCGCTTGGATGCACTATCAGCGAATAGAAGTCGCGAATATACTGCTCATTGTCAACGTAAAGCTCATGCAGCCCTCCGTCGTCAGTACCTCGCAACGGAGCGTTCTTTACTACTCCCATAACCTCCAACGCCATCTGCCCAACGTTCGCACCCAGAAGTGTCGCGTTCAAATCTTCATTGAGCAGACCAACGAACTTTAGCCTATCGCTAGTTCGA